GTCCTGGACGATATGGCCCTCTCGGTAGCTTTGGGTCGCATCGTAGGCGCCGCGGTCGACCAGCACCGAGGTGAAGGCGACATCGGAATATGCGTGGACGTCCTCGGTCCGCTCCGCCTCGATCGCCATCCGCCAGTAAGGCGGGTCGATCGCCAGCTGCGCGACCTTGGCGACCGGCGGCAAGGCGATGCCGGTCGCATCCAGCGTCAGCGTCGCGGCGCCGCTGAGATCGGGCAACGGCGCCGCGAACAGCAGCCCGGTCCAGCTCACCCCGGCGACGGCATTGACGCTCGCCGCGATGCGCTGGATCAGCGCACGCGCGGTGATCTGCTCGCGCGCCAGGAAGCTGATGTTCCACGGCCGCGACGTGTCGAGCGCATAGAGCGACGAATCGTGCGTCTTGCCGGTGCCGCCGGCGAGTAGCGCCAGGCGGCGGATGATCGATCCGGGCTTCCTCACCCACCCGTCCGGCCCGGCCTTGTCGCCCTTGACGTGGTAGCAGAAGCGCCGGCCCGGCGCCGGCGGAGCGCCGTGGCGGACCAGCCCCGAGGCCTTGCTCGTCGCCCATTGGCCCGCCTTCACCGTCGCCGCGACGAGGGCGGCATAGCTCGCATAGTCGCCGACGCTGGCGCCGAAGCTCGCCAGCCCCTCGAACGCCGTCTCGATATCCTCGATCAACCCGCCGGCCGACAGCTGATAGACGATGTTGTTCGCGTCGATCAGGGTCGGCGGGCAGTAACGCGGGGCACCGAGCGCGAGCGGCTTCGGCTGGCCCTTGATGCCGGAATCCCCCTCGACCCCGGTCGTTCCGGCGTAGAGCGCGAGCAGAGGCGTATCGAGCCAGCGATCGTCGACGGCGATGGCGAGCTGCGCCCGCCCTGCCTCGATCGCCGGCTGCGAGGTTGCGCGACCATCGAAGCGCAGGGTCCAGGATCCCCAGGCCGTGCCCGCCTCGCCGCTCCACAGCCGCACCCGGGCGTCGGCGAGGATGTAGCGGGCGAAGTCTGGCCAGGGCTCGACCGCCAAAGCCAGGCTCGAGGAAGGCGTGTCGATCCGTCCCGAAAAGCCGGCGTCGACCAAATCGTAGCGCAGCTTGGGAAGCGCCGCGATCACCGGCCACCAGGTCTGACCGTTCAGGCCGGTGCAGACCCGGTCGTCGTCGACGCTCGAGGCGTAGAGCGTCACGGCCGCGCCGGCGACCGGATCGTAACCGTCGACCTGAACCACGAACGCGACCATGGCTCAGAAGACATCCTTCGGGATCGGCACCAGGTCGACCAGGTTGGCGCGCCACTCACAAGCCGCGGCGTTGCGCCAGACGGTGCCGAGCTCGCCGATCAGCGGGCCGATCCAGCAGCGCGTCTGCCGAAGCGAGGAGACCGCCGAATCGGTCACCAGCGCGATCGGATGCTGGCCGGCGACCAGCTGCAGCAACGGCTGGACCTTGGTCTCGACCTCGTCCTTGTAGACGCTGGAGAAGGTGAGGCCGATCGTCCGCAGCTTCGCCGCCTGGCGCCGGAGCAGGGCGCCGGCGGGCGAGAAGTCCACATTGCCGAGGTCGCGCACGCCCCAGGCGCCGCCGAAGCCGAAATTGCGGGCGAGCTGAAGCTTCTGGCCAAGTGCCAGGCGCCCGACCGTCATGACCGCGACACCGCCATTGTCGAACGTGAACTTCCAGTAGCGCCGCGTCAGGACGGCGCCTGTGCTCTCCCAATAGCCGACGCCGCGCCCGTGGACCGGGAAGGTCGCCCCGGCGATGAAGGTCAGCGGCCCCGATGTGAAATAATTGACGGTGAAGCCCGAATTGTCGGCAGCCTCGACGGTTATCAAGGTCGCGGCGGGAACCGACGTGCAGCCGAAGAACAAGGCGGCGTCGACAGGCGACGGCGAGGCGCCGAGGTCGACGGTCAGCGACTTGGTGCTGGCAGTGCTGATCGACCGCCAGACGACGCCGAGATAGTCGTTGGCGACGTTCATCGGGTCGCTGCCGTCGCCGGAGACGGCCGTCACCGCCGCCGGCGCCAGCGGCCGCATCGCCCACGCGTTCGCCATGTCAGCCGAACGCCTCGTAATCAGTGGCTTCCGCTCCGCAATCGACCTCGATGCGGACCGACATGGTCTTGAGCCCAGCGGCCCCTTGCTCCGGATCGGTAAGCGCGATGACCGGGATTCCGGCGCCCGCCGGGTCGGGCCAAACGATGTCGGCGACAGCGATCGCGAATCGCCGGCGCTCAATGCCGAACAGGCCCGCTCGTTGGCCGTTGGCCGTCTTGGCGTCCGCCTCAGCGTCGAACATTCCCTCAGCGGGCTCCACCGCACCATCGCGGGCGCGAGGATAGCGAGCCTTGATGGCGGCACTCTGCGCCACCCCAGTGGAGTCCGCTGGATCGGGCCAAATCACAATCTTGGCACGGCGGGTGCCGGCCTGGATGTCGGTCGTGGTGGCGGGCATGTCAGGCGCTCATCGCCGCCGCGAAGCCGCGTCCGCCGCCGATGAAGCCGCCGGCCGGCGCGCCCCCCAGCGCGGTCACCGCGTCGCGGATCTGCAGCAGCAGGCCGGTGTGCTGCGCGGCGATCTCGTTGGCGGTCGTCGTATTGTCGGCGGTTTTTTCGGCGAACGGGTCCGCGTAGGTGCGGATCGGCTTGGCGTTGTCGATCGCGCTGATCGCCTTGCCCGTATAGGCCTGGATCATGTCCATCGCGTCGAAGAAGCCCTTGGTCGAGCCGTAGATCTGCCGCTCGATGTCGAGGAAGCTCTGCGCCGAGGCCTGGTACTTCTGCTTGTCGATCGACTGCCCGCCGTCGGCGTCGATCTGGTCGAGGAACGGCTGGAGCGCCGCCTTCGCCATCGCCTCCTGGTCGTGCAGCGAGTAAGGCGAGGCCGAGCCGAAATTGAGACTGTCGAGGAACGACTTGAGGCCGGCCGATGCCTCCTGCGTCGCATTCTTCACGTCGGCGAGCTCCATCTTGTAGAGCTTCTGCGCATCGGCCATCTGCTCGGTCGAGGCGCCGCCCTCGTTCAGCGCGTCGATCGTGTCGGCCCACTTCTTGTTCAACGCGTCGATCGCGGCGCCGACCGGGTCGAGATGCTCCATCAGCCGCTTGGGGATGTCGTGGATCAACAGCGCCTTGGTCAGCGCCTTGTCGATGTCCTGTCCGGAGGAGAGGATCTTCTTCTCGGCGTCGCTGAGCCCGTCGATGACGCCGCGCTCGAGCATCAGCTCGACGCCCTTGCGGAGCATCGCCTGCTCGTCCTTGCCGAAGTCCAGCGCGCCGTTCTTGGTCTTGGTGATGCCCTGGCCGGTCGGGTCGAGCCGGAAATTGCCGTCGCGGACTCCGAACGAGATGCCACCGACCTTCGAGACGTGGCCGTCGAACTGCTCCGCGATCCGGTTGAGGATGTCGGCGAGCTGGCCGACGTCGCCCTTCGACGTGTCGATCCGCGAGCTGCTGTTGCCGCGAGTCGCGCCGACGCCGAGTGCGCCGTTGGTGAAGTCGAGCGTCGCCGAGCCGCGCTTGGCGGGGATGAACGAGTTGACGATCGGCGCGCTGATCGGGCCGAGCAGGCCGCCGGTCGGATCCTTGATCCCGAAAATCTTGTTGAGCAGCATGCTGGCCGCCATCGCCGCGCCGGCCGCCGGCAGGGCGGAGCCGGCGCCGCCCAGGCCGGCCAGACCGCCCAAGCCGCCCAGGCCACCCGTGGCGGCGCCGCCGGCCACGCCGCCGGCCGCCGCGAAGTCGCCGCCTTGGCCGAGGCCGAAATTGAGCAGCGGGATGCCGTTGAAGTCGCCGACCTGCGTCGCCTGGACGCCGCCGCCTCCACCCTGGCCGAACCCCATCAGCATGCCGAAAATGCCCTTGGAATCGTAGCCGCCGTTGTTCGCCGTCGCGCCCATCTGGGAGAGGATGCCGGGCAGGCTGGTCTGCTGGCCGCTGAGCAGCGCCAGCGTCCATCGCGCGGCGATCTGGGCGATCACGCCGAGCATCTCGTCCTTGAAGTCCTGGACGATGCTCTTGCCCCCGCTGCGGAAGGCTCGCTCGTAGAAATCGGCCAGGGTGGAGATCTGCTCCCGCTCGCGGCGGGCCATCTCATCCTGCTGGTGCTTGAGGTAGCGCTGCCGCTCCTCGTCGGCCCGCTTCTGCTCGCGCGTGGCCTCCGCCGCCTGCTGAGCGGCCGCGCCGAGGCGGTTGCCGACGTCGAGTTGGGCGTCCTTGATCGCGAGCTCGTCGGCGGCGGTCTTGACCAGCCCCTTCGCCGTCGCGAAGCGCGCGAGCATCTGTGCATTGAGAGCCTCCTCGGCGGCCTTCTGCTGCTCGGTCAGCGCCGCTCGCGAGCCGTTCGCCACCATGAGCTGGGCGACGGCGTCCGCCTGCTGGCGGTAGAGGGCGAGCTGGTCGACGAGCGCAGGCGTTACAACGCGCTCGGATTCCGGCAGCTTGGCGAGCTCGTCGGCGCGCTCCCGCGCCAGGCGCGCCACCTCGACCATCGTGTCCGCCTGCTCGGTCAACCCCCGCGCGCGAAGCGAATCCGCCTGGGCGTTCAAGGCCGTCTGCTTGAACTCATCCCTCAGCGACGCGAGGATCCGCTCCCGGGTCTCGGCGAGCTGCTCCGCCTGGTGCTGGCGCCTTTCCTCGGCGGCGGCCTGCTCGCGCTCGTAATCGCCCATCGCATCGCCGACGCCCTTGCCGACATTGACCTTGGTGGTCAGCGGGTTGACGTAGGCGCCCTGAACCTTCAGCCGATAGTCGAGGTGCGGGCCCGTGGAGAGGCCGGTATTGCCGGACCGCGCGACGACCTGCCCGGCGTGGACGACCTGCCCTTCGCTGACGAGTTCCTGGCTGAGGTGCCCGAACTCGGCGATGACCTTGTTCCCGTAATCGATCCACACGACACGGCCGAGTTTGCCGACGATGCCGGTCTTGATCACCACGCCGTCCGCTTGGGCGCGGACGGCCGTTCCGATCCCGACGCCGAAGTCGATCGCGGGATGCCAGGTCGAAGCGCCCTCTTTGGGCCGAGGGCGGGCGCCGTAGCCCGAGGTGATCGGGCCATCGACCGGGCGCGCGAGGATGATCTTCTTGTCGCGCGCCTCGCGCTCCGCATCCTGGGCGGCCTTCACTTCCTTGTCGCGAAGGCGCTGCGCGTCGAGCAACTGCTTCTTGTACTCCGCCTCGCCCAAGTCGCCGCGGCGGCGGGCCTCGGTGAGGCGATCTTCGGTCGCTGTCAGCTTAGCGTTCGCCACGGCGACGGCATCGGTCGCGTCGGCCACCTCGCGACGATCCTTGGCGATCTGAGCCTCCCTCAGATCCTGATATCCACCAGCGATTCGCCGCTGCCCCTCTATGATGAGATTCTCAGTGGTGGCAATGTCCTTGTTTACTTGACGTAATTCAATCAACGCAGCCGCAGCGCCCTCGTCCCCAGCGGCGGCTTGGCCCCGTAACTCGGCACGCCGGCGCTCCAGCTCGTTAAGATGGGTTCGATCCCTCGTGAGAGATTGCTGCAGATCATCGATCTTCTTCTGCGCCTCGTCGATTGCCGCCTGCTGGGCCTGGGCCTGCGACTGGTTGAGGTGCGCGGTCTGCTTGTCGAGCTCGCGCAAGCTCTCGATCAGGCCTTCGGTCGAGGATTTCCAGATGTCGGTCGCCTGCTGGTTGAGGCCGGTCTGGCGGTAATTCTCCCGCATCTTGTCGGTCAGCTTCTCGACCTCGTCGCCGCCGCCCATCAGCTTGGGAATCAGCATTCCGAGGACGGTGACGCCGCCGAGGATCGCCATGCCCCACGGGCCGGAAATGAGGGCGGCGAAGCGGGATTGGGCGGCGGCATGCTCGACGGTCGCGACCGTCGCCGCTTCATGGGCGGTCGCGTTGGCGCCGGTCGCGACGGTGTTCGCCCCGGTCGCGACGCTGCCCTCGGCCGCCGCGGTGGCCTGGCCGCGCTTCGCAGCGGCGTCGGCGCCGCTCGCCGCCGCGCTCTTCTCGGTCGCGACCGCCTCGGTGCCGAGGGCGGTGCCGAGCTTCTCCGACGAGGCTCCGCCGGCATCCATGCCGGCGGCCATCGTGGCGATGCCCTGGGCGATGCGCCCGAACTCCATCGAGAAGGCGACCAGCGGCGACTGGCCGGCGACGAGCATGTCGAAGAACGACCGCGTCGAGTGCATCAGCTCCATCTGGCCGAGGCGGAGGTTGTAGGAGGCGCCGTGCGCCCGCTCGAGCCCGTCGGCATGGGCCTGGAGCGGCGCGGCCGTTGCGTTCAGAGACTCCTGCAGCTGGCCCATCGCCGCCGCCTGGTCGGCCTTGCCCTTGGCGTCCCGCTCGGCCTCGATCGCCGCGGCGCGGGCGGCCTGGACGTAGATCCGCGTCGCCTCGCTGTCGTCGCCGGTCGATTTGGCCGCCGCCTCGGCCGCGACCGCGACCTGGCGCACCGCCGCCGCGTGAAGCTGCGCCTCGGCCGCCGCCTGCTTGTACTGACCGACGCCGAGGTCGAGCGTGCCCGCCGAGGTGCGAGGCAGGGACAGCGCCTTCTTGGCGATCTGCTCGACTTCGTTGAAGCTCGATTCGAAGAAGGTCTTGGTCCGGCCCGCCGTGTCCTGGGCGCGCTTCTCCATCTCCGCGAAGATGCGCGCATTCTCGGACGAGAATTGCTCGCCGGCCAGCGTGAGCCGGGCGACGATGTCAGCGGCGGCGCTTCCCATCCTGCATCAGCTCCCAAAGAAAAGGCCGCCCGAAGGCGGCCGGTGATTGACTCGACTCTTGTGTAAAACTTCGACTAGCTCAGCCAATCAGCAGGGGGCGACCATGGATGATAGTGAGCTTGCCGGTCGGTTTGCTGCAATCGAAGTGATCCTTGAACTTCTACTTTCGAAAGACGTAACCGACCTTTCAACGATCAGGGGCACTTTTGAGCGGGTTTGGCCCGCCAATCTTTCCGGCCGGTTCCCGGGGATAGTCGACGAGCGGAGCACTGGGGTCGCAAACGAGACAATGCTCAGGATCCTCGCCCGCGCGAACCTCATATCCAAGCCCCGCCCGGCCAATCGGCAGAAACCCCCCGAGTTGTAGCGCGGCAATCACCTGCCAGCTGCGATCAGCGCTCACTGGCGACACAGCACCACCCTGATCATTTCGGGATGCTCCTCGTGGTTGAAGAGCATCACCATCGCCGCCTTGAACTTGTCCGGGTGCATCGGGATCGCCCCGGTCACTCCGCACCAGCGCGAATAGCTCGCATACAGGTCGCTGAGGTGCGTCGCGTCCCGACGGCTCGGCTTGAGCCCCGCCGCCTGGCTCCATTGATGTATGTCTCCCTCCACCGGAGCAAAGCCGTTCGCCGCGGCGGGGTTGGCAGGCGTCAGGTGAACGCGGGGAACCGGGAAGCCGAGCTTGGTCGCGATGTCGCGGCCGGCCTGCTGCCCGTAAAGGTCGTTGTACATCTGCACCATCAGCATCGCGGTCTTGATCGTATGCCGCTCGTCCGCCGTCCCCAGCGCGCCTTCCAGGTCGATTGTGCGCCGGTCGTTCGCCGCGTGGGACATCTGATACGAGCCAGTACGCCGTATCTCCGGCAACACCTCGCCGGTAACCCATTTGCGGAACTGGACGGCCACCGGCTTCCGCGAACGGAAGATCAGCGCGTAGAGGCCGCTCTCCGAGATGATCGCGACCTCCTGGGGGCCGCCAAGGGTGTCAGTAGTAATGACACCCTTTTCATCCTCTTCGAGGCGCCGAAGCGCCTCGCGGCTATTGCCGATCTCGAGCGCCGAGCAGACGTCCTTGCCAACGAACCAGATGCTTCCGGCCTGGTCGACGACCCGGACGAGTTGCTCGCCGAAGCCGAAGCTCTGCAATGCCACCGCGCTCATGCCACCCTCTTCCCGTCGGCCGTCCTGATGATTTTCTTTCCCTCGTCGACCCAGATGGCGAATATCACCCAGGCGGCATAATCCCCCGCTTCTTCTCCCCGCTCGCCCCGCGGCATCTTCTCGGCCAACAGATCGGCCAGCCGCTCCTTCCAGGGTTTCTCAGGCGCCGGCACCGCTGCCAGAGCGGGCGCCGCAAACGCCAGCGGTGCCAGGCCCAGGCTCCGAAGCAAGGCGCGGCGGCCAAGTGACCTCATGACCGGAACCGAAGTTCGCGACGAAGCGCCGTTTTGGGAACGACCGGGGCAACAAGCGATGCTATCTCTGTCTTCAGCCTGCATGGACCATACTCCAGCGCGGGTTAGGGTCGCCGAGGTGTTACAGCACCCCGGCGGCCTGTCTTATATAAGCGGCATAACTGGCATGCAAGACATTACTCCGCTACACTCAATGCATGTCCACCGAGCTGAAGACCGAGCGTTTCATCCTAGCGATCGAGCCGAGCCTGATCGTCGCGATTGATGGATGGCGGCGCCAACAGGAGGATTTGCCTTCCCGCGCCGAGGCGATAAGGCGGCTTGTTCGCTTCGGACTCTCTTCGACGGCGCCGTCCGGGCCTAATCCCTCAGCCGAGGCAAATCACAGTACACGTCCCGGGTAAGCTTCCACCTCTCGTACTCATCCTTGTTCTCGCGCTTCAGCCAAGCATCCGCCACCCGGCCTGCTGCTACACATTTCTCTGTATCTGATCCGTTCGCCTGCTCGATGATCTCGTACTGATTCTCCGCGCTCAGAGCCTCGGCGTCAGGCGAACCGCAGGCGGCGAGCAGCAAGACGGCAACAAGGAAGCATCTCCTCATAGTCAGAGGATGACCGCGAAACCCTCGCTCGGCAACCCCATCACCCCCTGATCCTCCGCGCGAAGATCGTTCCGAGCTGCGCGGCCCAGCGGGCCACCTCGGGCTCGACCGCGAAGCGGTTGGCGAAGGCGACGCTCGGCAGGCCGACGAACATCGGGATGGTCGCATCCCCACGCCCGCGATTCCGCCGGCGCAGCGTGTTCGGCACGCCGGTCTGCCGGCGGCCCGACAGCACACCCTGGTCGAGCACCAGCAAAGGCGCCCGGCCGCGCCGGAACACCGGCCTCAGCTTCACGCCGTGCTTCGCCTCCCACTCCGCCGGCGTCAGCAGGCGATCCCGCCCCTTCGACCCGGCGGCCGGAAGCGGAATCCAAAGCAATGCGCCATTGCGCGGCTGGATGCGTCCAGCCTGCGTGAAGAAGACCATCGTGCCACGCGAACGCTCGCCGCCGTTGACGAACACCTCGCCGACCGGATCCCGCGCCGGTCCGAGGCTCTCGGGATAGACATTGCTCTTCCAGGCCCGCCACAGCCGTCCGCCGACCATGTCGCGCGTCAGCGCCTCGAGCCCCTGCTCGAGGCCGCGAGTCGCCTCGGCGATGGTCTGCGTACCGGCCGTCAGCACCCGGCGCGCGACCAGGTCGCCGGCTTCGCGGGCGTTGGCGATCTCGAAGGCGATGTCGACGGCCACTCAGCTCTCCCCGGACCATGCGTCCAGCATGGCGAACGCATCCATCAGCGCGGCGGGCTGGTCCCCCGCCCCGCCCGCGCACGGAAGGATCGAGGGCCCCCTGCCGCCCATTCCGCCGGCGCCGGTCAATCGCCGGCAGTCGAGCCAGAGGTCGACGGCCGCGAAGACCCAGGGCGGGAGCGCGACGAGCGGGTTCTCGAGCCACTCTTGCCCCGCGATTTCCCAGCCGCCTTCCGGGGACCCGAATTGGAAGTCCTGCGGCCTTCGACGGGCTTCGAAGGCGCAGCGGAGTTTCCCTCCTGGTCCGCCGCATATTGGAGCGAATAGGCGAACATGCCCCCCGCTTCGACCAGAACGGGGTCGATTCGCCGCATGAGGTCGAGCGTGACGAACCCGTCACCGCCGGCCTCATATTTTGGCAATCCCTCGCCCTCCCAGCCGGCGCAGTAGCGCCGGAAGGCGGCAATCGGCGTCATCGTCCGCCGGCGCTCCAGCCGCTTGGCGAGGACGCGGTAAGGCGGCCAATGCTCCGAGACCGTCTGCCGCGCCGCCGTCACCGCCGCCGCCTCGTCGGGGGCGAGCTTCTCGGCGCGGCTGTCGAGGCCTTCCCATTCGATCAGCCGCGCCGCATCGTCGGGGCTGTCCCGCAGCACCGCCAGCAGCCCGGCCGCGAAGGCCTCGCTGAGCTGGAACGAATAGACCCGGCCGGCGCCGTAATCGCCGGCCAGGTCGCTCTCGAACTCCCCCCGCTCGATCACGTCGCCCGGGCGGAAGAAGACCTGCTGCCCGGCATTCCACGGCACCGGCCACGCGACCGGCGCCTTCGATGTTCTGATCATGGTTTCATCCCTAAAGGAGTGCTTCTATTGCCCGGCCCCAAGTAATACTTGGGGACGAACTCAATAGAAGCACATGATGAACGGGCAGTCGCGGGTCTGCGCATCCTTGCCGTTCGGGATCGCCTGGAAGTTGAGGTCGTGGCTCCGGTAGGTGCCGCGCATGCCCGGATCCTCGCTGACCGGCTGAGCGACCGGCACGAGCAGCGACCAGCGGTTGCCGGCCGTCGCTCCGAAGCGGAGCGCGATCGGATATTGGGTGAAGGCCGCGATCTCGGCGAGCGTGTTGCGAGTCGCGACCAGGGTCGCCAGTGGATCGGCGCCGAACATCACCTTGCGGTCGCCGATCTGCCCGGCCGCGAAGCCGTAGGTCGTGTTCGGATCCTCGGGGCTGGTGATCGCCTGGCCGGTCGAGAGCGACCATTTCGAGATCGGCAGGCCCTTGCGGTTGACCGCGAGCGCGGCATAGCCGGTGCCCTGGACCAGGGTCGGCGCCGACTGGCTCGGAAGAACGATGCCGCTCGGGATCGCCGCGTCGGTGCGCGAGACGAAGATGCCGGTCATCTCGAAGGCGGCGAACCCCGGCTTTGCCGTCTCCCCGTCCTCGTCGAACTTCCCGCGCACGTCCATGAACTGGTAGAGCGTGCCATCCTCGTAATAATAGAGGGTGCCGCAGGGATGGTCGGTCGCCCGCGCGGTGCCGTCCGCCGGCGAGGTTGGGGCATAGGTCCAGTTGGCCGGGATGGCGGCGAGAGTCGTCGCGTCGAGCGCCGGCGAGAAGGTGTCGCTCAGCGTCGCCACCTTGGAAGCGCTGTAATCGGTGATCAGCGGCACCGATCCGGCGGCCGTGCCGGACAGCAGCAGCGGCATGCCCTTGTAGAGCTGCGCGGTGCCGGTGAAGCCGGTGCCGAGCGTCGCGGTCGTGCCGGAGCCGGCCGCCAGCGCGGCCGCGGCGATCGCCGCAGTGAAGAAGCCGCGCACGCCGCAGGCGGCGAACGCCTGGTGATGGGGCGGCTTGACGCTCGACGTGTAGGTGGCATTGGCGCCCTTGAGGCGGGCGCGGAAGCGGAAGGTGACCGGCTGGCCGACGATCAGCGGCGCCCCGGCGTCGAACGAACCGGTCGATTCGCCGCTGTCCTCGGCCTTGTAGGGGCCGTTGAAGCTGACGCTGCCTTCCTCGTAGGGCACGGCGTCGGCCGAGGCGGACGGAACGACGGCGGTCCCCTCGACGCTCTGCAGCTTGAACAGGATGGCGCCGTTACCGGGGCGGATGATCGAGTCCATTTTCGTCTCTCCTCAGAGCAGAATCGCGGGGTCACCGCGGGGCGTGGCGAACGTGATTTCGAAATCCTGGGCGAAGCCGAGCCGCCGCGAGCTCGCCAGCTCGGCGACCGCGACCCTGCGGCGCCCGACCCGGGCGACGCTCTCGGCCAGTCCGCCGAGGTTGAACCCGGGGTCGCCGCACAGGGCCTTGACCGCGGCGGCGTGAAGTTCGGCGAGCGCGTCGTGCGCCGCGGGGCCACTGAGGCCCTCGACGAAGCCGGCGACCGAGATCGACAGGGTGCGCCGCTCGGTGCCGGTCTCGTCGCCCTCCGGCGCCTCGTCGTCGCCGAGGTCGTTGACCTCGATCGCCGGGAACGCATCGGGGTCGCCAGAGGGCTCGCGCTCGTAGCTCTGCAGCCCGGTCACCGCCTCGAGGCGGGCATCGATCGCCGCGAAGATCAGCGAGAGCGCGGTGCTCATGCCGCCACCACGACGATCATTCGCTGCTTGGCGAACTCGGAAAGCGGCGTGATGTCGTTGACCTCCCACGACAGGCCGGTGTCGACCTCGACGATCCCGTTCCCCTTGCGCGGCCGTTCCGGCAAATCTGAATCGTTGATCTCGAAGCTGATCTCGCGGAGCGTGTTGCCAGGCCCCTGGAAGTCGCTCGCCGCGACGTCGGACTTGATCGCGCTCAGCGCCTCCGCCTCGAGGCCGGCCCCGGTGTAGAGGATGTCGATGGCGAAGGCGGCGTCGATCGCCGCCAGCGCCGCCGCTTCATGGGCACGCATCGGCTATTCGGCCTTCTCGACGACGCTATCCGGCTTTGCCGGCTCGACCACAGGCTTCTGGGCCTTCGCCGTCGCTTTGCGAGGCGCCGCCTTACGCGAAGCGGGCTTCCGCCTCGGCGCGGGCTCGCGCTCGACGATGGCCCCGTGGCTCGCCACGAGCGCGCGGGCGCGGTCCTCGCCGATATGGCCGGCCTGCTGGCGATCGCTCACGGTGAGCGTCGCCCCAGCATCCTGAAAGCCACCGAGATTGTCGGCCGTCGCGGTGTGGAGATGGATCTTCTTCATCGCGAATTGTCCTTATTTGCAGGGGGAAACGGGCGGCGGATCAGGGGCGGGATGGACCCCCGGGGACACCCGCCGCCCGTCCCTTTCGCGCTCCGGAAGAGCGCGTCAGCCTCAGCTGATCTGGCCGGTGAGCTTGGTGTTCGCGGTCGCGGCCCCGCTCGCCGCAGCCTGGGTGGTGGCGCCGATCAGGACGTTGTCGGTCGACACGCCGGTCACCGACTTGGCGGTGTCGTCCCAATAGACCTTCGCGCCCTGGGCGAAGGTCTGGCCTGCGGTCTTGGCGAGCGCGTAGACGCCGCCCGTGTCGATCACGACACGGGCGCCGGTGAGCGCAGCGGACGAGGCGACGCCGAAGAGGGCACCAACAAGGCAACCGTCGCCGCTGGCGACGTCGTAGGGGGCGGTGACGGGGAGGTTCCGCCCGCTTTGCATGACGAGGTTCTTCATGGATAGCTCCTGTGGCCCGGCGTCTCAGCGCGGGCATTTCTGGTCCGGGAGCCCATCCCCGCGGAAGGGCGAAGGGCTCAGGCCTGGGCGAGCTTCTGCTTGAGCGCCGCGACAATCGCCGCCGTGTCGGCGTCGTCGTCGAGGGTAAGATCGATATCCCTGGCGCGCTTGCGAAGGCCCTCGTCCGACACCGGATCGATCGAGGTGCCTGCGAAGATATCGCGGCGCGTCCGGATGGCCGCGAGAATGTCGGCCTTCTTGGCCCCATTCTCGAAGGTCGCGCCCTCTTTGTCGGCGACCGCAGACAGCTCCTTGACCGTCTTCCGGTCGAGCCCGTCGCCATCGTCGTCGCGATCGACGTCGTCCTCGGCATCCTCGGCCTGCTTGACATCGTCGACCAGGCGGTCGCGCTCGGCCTTGGTCACCAGCTGGATGCCCTCGACGGGGCTGCGTGGGAGGCCGTTGATGATCGCCGTCTGCAGCAGACGGATCGGATAGAGCTTCATGTCGTGTCTCCCTGTGGAGGGGTCTGGAAACGGGAAGGGGCGGCCCCGTCAGGAGCCGCCCCTCGTGGGCGTCAGCCAGCGAGCGCCTTAGGAGGGCGCGGCGCCGGGGTTCTTGTAGGCGCCCTGGTAGCCCGCGGCCTTGGCGCTGAAGTCGAGGCGGCCCTTATATTCGACGCCGTCCACCTCGAAGCCGACCCGCGTGTCGGTGTAGATGCCACGCTGGCCGCGAAGGTAAGCGTGCTGCAGCACCGGCACCCGTGCCGGATCGGCGAGCAGATACCAGCTGTAGTCGGTGATCCTGGGATCGACGACCACGGTCAGGGTGCGGATGAAGGCCGGCACCGCCGACCCGACCTGGGTGGCCATGATCAGGGTGAGCAGCTGATCGGCGGCCGTCTCGTTGTCCGGACCGATGACCAGGAACTTCGGAGTCACGTTGATCGGGGTGACGCCGTCGCGGTCCTTCTGCTTGCGCATCGCCGCCCGAGCCGCGCCGAGCGACGCGACCGAGAGCGCGGTGCCGGACCCGGCGAGATTGCCGTGGCTCGCATGGAACAGGGCGATCCCATCGGCGAGCGTCGGATTGCCGAGCAGGGTCGCCCAGACCGCGTTCGCCTCGTGCAGCGCCGCGCCGCGGCCGAGATGGCCGGCCATGTCGCCGAACAGGCCGAGCTGGTCGTTGATGATCAGCTGGCGCGACAGCGAGATGATCCGGCCAGAGGTCCACAGCTTGAAGCTGTCGCCGATGTCCTGGAACGAGGCGTAGGTATATTCACCATTCTCCTCGACGACCAGGAATTCGGGGGTGCCGGTCAGGCCGGCGACCGGATTCGGGCGGAAGTCGTTCGCGCTCTTCTCGCGGGAGAGCTGGCGCCACTGCTCGTCGTCCGCCGTCTGGTAGGCGTCGACGATCGCGAGGTTGCCAGCCTGCTGGAGCGCGATGGCGAAGTCGCTGCTGGTCTGGGCGCCGTGGCGCGCCATCCCGAGTGCCGCCGAGACCAGCTCGAACGGGCCCATCGCCGCATGGCCCTTGATGCCCGCGCGGACGAGATAGTCGCGCGCGATCTCGCGGGTGGTCATGTGGCCGAACAGCTCGCCGCCGTCCTTTGGGGTCTCGTTGCTGTCGGTCATCCGGACGACCAGGGCGCCGGTGAGGGCGGCCCGGTACTTGTCCTTCTCGTCGGCGGTGATCGTCACCGAATTGTCGATATGCGGCGCCGAGCGGGTCGTCGCATATTCCGCGACCAGGGCCGTGTTGAGATCGGCCTCGGTCATCGGGCTCTTCTCGTGGCGCTCGATCAGCTCGAGCGCGAAATCGGCGCCGAGGCCGCGGGCGCAGACCTCGCGGATCCGCCTGATGGTGACCGGGCTGCCGCTCCGGGCCTCCGGCTGCTCCGGCTCCACGACGGGAGCGGGGCTCGGCTCCACCACGGGAGCGGGATTCGTCTCCACGACGGGAGCGGGGTTTACCTCGGACATGACAGTCTCCTCGGAAGTAGCGGTCGTGCCGCGGATGGTGCAGGGGTGGCCCCCCTGCTGGGCGGACCGGGCGCGGACCTGCGCGCCGGCGTCGAAGGGCACGGCCACCATCGAGAGCTCGACCGGCTCCCAATCGGTGGCGAGGAGGTGCGGCTTCTCGCCCTCCGTCTCCGTGCGAACATAGGTGTGGACCTGGTAGGAAACGCTGACGAACCGGATGTGGCCGTCGATGATTTTCTGGTTGGTGTCCGCGACATCGGGCGTCGTCGCCAGGCGAACTCGGGCGATGCCGACTCCCGCTTCGATTCGGGCCGTCCCGGGCACAACCGACCCAAGCACGGCGTCCAGCGTATAATCCTGGTGGCTGTCGAGCAGGCATGCCCCGGCATTCAGCCGTTCGAGGCGGACCGCGCTGGGGTCCATCGACAGCTCTTCGATATAATATTCGCCGTCGTACCAGTCGAAGCGCAACCCCGCGGCGCCGGTCGACCAGGCGATCTCGATCGAGTTGTCGGACTCCTGATAAGAAGAGGGCCGCACTTCGGCGGCCCTGATCATCGTCGGCGCGGTGAGCTTGCGCTCAGGCGGCGGGCTCGGTGACGGGAGCATTCTGGCCTCCTCCTGTGTTTGCATTGAGCCCAAGGAGCGATGCCAACAGCTGCGGCACCAGCGCCTCCATTCCAGCGTCTTCGAACTTCTTCTTGAGCATCGCGAGATCGGCCACGATCTCGTCGCTGAGGTCGTCGAGGTCGTAACCGAGCTCGGCGGCCAGGTTGCGAAGGCTCTCGACGCCCGCCGCGACCTGTTCGCGCTTGGCCTTGATGTCCTTGCCCGGGTCGACCGAGCCGAACGGGGGCGGCGTCCACTTGAACATCGGGGCTCGCTGGCCGATCAGGCCGGTCACATAGCCCGCCTCCACGAAGGCGCGCTCGATCCGGCGCAGCAGCTTCGGGATGATCAGCAGCCACTGGATCCGGCCGACAAAGCGTTGGAATTCCAGGTCGCCGGCCCGGTAGCTCGAATAATTGACCTTCGAGAGGTCGCCAGTCGCGCGCTCGTAGGTCGTCTGCGCGCCCGCTGCCATCCTCAGGCCGCCCCAGCGCATGTAATCGTCGATGCCCGCGTCCACCTTAGGATCTCCGAAGGTCATCTGCTCGCCTGGGCGGCCGTTGATGATCATCCCCGGATAAAAGCTCTCCTCCGGCGGTTCGTCCGCCGATTCCAGCGGCGTGCCGTCCGGGTTGATCCGGCCCATGGCGGGGTCGTCGCCCTCGAGCGAGGGAGCGCGAAAGCCGACGAAGCAGGCGGAGATTTTCTTCCTGACCCCCTCGGCTTCGAGATAGTCGTCAATGTCGCCGACGACGTCGAGCACCGACTCGAACAGCGGGCGGCCGCGCCATTGTCCGGCGCGCTTGCGGTGGAACAGGTGGATCACCTGGTCCGCCGGCACCCGGATCGGGTCGCCGTAAGCCTCGATCTCGCGGCTGCGCTTGAAATGGTAGAAGGCCGGGCGACCGTCAGTCCCATATTCGATCCCGTCGCGCATCCTCACGCCAGCCTGGGCGGCCGCTGTGTCGAGCTGGTCGGCGTCGAACACCTGCAGGCGCAGCGGATGCACGGCAGCGCCCGGCACGATCCGGGTGACGACGAACGCCTCGCCATCGTCGAGCCAGATATTGGCGATCAGCTCCTGCAGCCCATAGAGGTCGCAGACGCCGTCATAGTCGCAGACCTCGATCCAGTCGGTCCATGCCGACTGCACCGCCTTGGTGCCCTTGACCGTGCCGGTGATCCCGTAGCCGATCAGGTTGTTAAGCAGCGAGCCCTTGACCTTGACCGCGAACGGGTTGGTTTCGAACACGTGCCGGAGCATCTCCCGGTCGTAGCGGTTCATCGGCTTGCCCTGACGGGCCTCCCAGCGCCGGGTTGCCGGGTCGTTGATCCGCCACTCGTCGGGTCGCCGGCGCGTCTGCGCGCGGCTGCCGATCCTCTCCACTTGGCGCAATTGGACACGCGCCAGTTCGCGCCGAAGAGCAGCGCGCGGCGCCACCGCTGCGATTGCGCGATCGAGCCTGTTCACGGGCGGCGCATCGTTCCGCGCGTTGCCCGCACCCGCGGGCTCACCTGGCTCGCCGAGGCGAGCAGCTCGGCCTTGATCGCCTTGCGCACCTCGAGCATCTTGTCGGTGTCCTGGTACGTGGTCTGCCGGCCGTCCGAGAAAGTGACGCTCTTCACGTTCGCGGCGAGCGCCGCGTCGATCCGGTCGAGGTCGGTCTGAGTCCAGGCCATTATCGGCGGCCTGAATGCGGCAGAACCGCGCGCCAAGCCGGGTCGGCGGCCAGATTGTAATGACTGGCGCCTACCCTGCCGTAACGGACCCAGTGCAGCCAGGGCTGTCCTTTCTGACGCTCACGAGGGCTGTCCGACAGGGTATGCTCGCGACCCTCCAGAAAGGCGGCCAGGCGCGGCCACCATCCGAGATACTTCCAATTCCACCGACGCGTCATCATCGTCTCCTGCTGAGCCAGTCCCGCCGCGGCGGCTTGACCCATGATTTTCGGTTCACCCGCGGCCGTGCCGGCGCCGGCGAAGGCGGCGGTGGCGCCGGCGGCGGCACTGTCTCAGTCCTGCGCGGCGGGACCGGCTTCGGAATGGCTTCGGCTTCGACCTTGACCTCCGTCCCCGCCTGGTCCGGCACCCGGAACGCCGCCGGCACCCAGCGCATGTGGGTGCGCGACTGGGCGAAGGGCGGGCGAAGGATCGAGGCATAGGCCGCGACCAGCAGGTCCCACGTCTCGTTGCGGGGCCTGATCTTGACCCACTTGCCCTTCTGGACCTCCTCGGCCGTGATCTCGTCGACGTGCATATCGAGCAGCCGGCCCGTCCCGCCTTCGTCCTGCCCGGCCTTCAGGGGGCCGCCGCCGGTCTTGCCGCCGGGCAGGTGAATATAGCCGGGCCCCGGATCATCGCGGCGCAGCCTGGCGTCGATGATGTTCTTGATCCGATGGACGTTGGGGAGCCAGAGCTCCGCCGACGTCCGTTTCGGACCGCCGCCCCTCTTCTGCTCGGCGAACTTCGCCCTCGGCATCAGCTCGCCGGTCAGGCTGTTGCCGCCCTTGGTGAGCGTGATCCGGCTCCTGCGAATGCCGAGCGCCCGCGCGGCCTCCCAGAATTTTTTCGCGAACTCCGTCGCGCCTTCGCCCTTGGCGCCGCCGCCGCCGACGTCGAGCTGCACAGTCAGCGGCGGCGGCGACAGGCCCGAGCCGTCGGCCAGCGGCAGTCGCCTGTTGAACAAAGGCAGCAGAACCGCGCTGTGCTCCGGGTGGCTGAACGGCGCCAACATCGTCAGCCCGTCGACGAGCACGTCGATCGACCAGCGCTCGAGCACCCACCCTTCCAGCCCATCGCCCCATCCAAAATCCAGGCATTCAAGCCGGTTATGCTGGACGTCAACCAGGGTAACCCAAACCTTGACTCCGGCGGGGATCGTCCCCGCCATGAAGCTCTTCTCCCGACGAAGCTTCAGCGCATCGCCGTCGAGCGGCTTCTCGCCCGACATCTTCGAGCGGTAATTCTGTCCGGCCTTGGTCTGGACAAAGGTGCGCAGCGCGCTCTCGTCCTGCTTCGTTTCCCACTCTAGCTTCGCCTCGCGCCATTCCCGCGCCAGCTTCGGCCAGCTCGTCAGCGCCATCAGGCCGTCGATCCGGAAGGTCCGCCGCCGGCGCGATCGCTCCGGGTTCGCCGGGACGAAGCCCTTGGCCGGCAGATCGTCCAGCCCCTTCAGCAGCTCGCGCCGATCGGCGGGTTCGAGGATGCAGCCGTTCGCGCCGCAGACGACATGGGCGCTCGCTTCCGCCTGGTCGGCGGTGCCCTTGTCGTCGAAGCGCAGATCATTGAGCAGGTCGATCGGCCAGCGATCGCCGCAATGCGGGCAGCGGGGGTGAAGCCGTTCGTCCGTGCCGCTGGCGACGAAGCCCTCGATCTTCCCGCCCTTGTCGTCCGCCGGCGACGACGAGACGAATTTCTTTTCCCTTCCCTCGAACGCGGTGAAGCGGCCCTCGAGCAGCTTCAGCGCGGAGCCTTGGCCGCCCTCGCCGCCGACCGCGCCGATATTCTCGTCCATCTGGTCGAAGTCGTCGAGCCAGCCGTAGCGCGCCGAGAATTGCGCGAACTGGCCCGGGACCGGCCACCCCGTCGCCAGCATCATGCCCTGGAAGAGCTTGATCCACTGGTTGTTCGCATTCGGGACCGGCTTCAGCTTGCGCTGGACCCGCGGCGTCTCCTCGATCATCGGGTCGAGGCGACCCTTGACGAACTTCTCGGCGAGCACCCGATCGGGGTGGATGCCGAGAAAATTGTCCGGATCCGTGTCGACGATCCATCCTTGCCAGTCGACGCCGATCTTGGTGGCGCCACATTGAACCGGCTTCATGAGACCGATTTCGGAGACCTCCGAATCGCTCATCGCGTCCATCAGTTCGGGCTGCCAGGGCAGCACGTCCGGGTCGTATCCGCGGTAGAGAATGCACCACTGGCTGAGCGTCAGCTTCTCGCGCGGGCGCAGCAGGTGCGCCTGACTTCGGACGATGTCAGCCCCGGTCGGGGCCGGCGGCAATCTCCATCTCGGCGGTGGCGCCATGGTCGCCGCCGGTCGCGCCGTCGTCGCCAAGCTCCATCCTCTCCATCATGTCGGCGAGCTCGCTACGGTCGCTGGCGATCTGCCGGTCGATCGCGGTGATCTGATGCCGTTCGAGGTCCACTTTCTTGGCGAGGCGGGCCGAGAAGCTGTCCAGCTTCTGCCCGAACTTCACCAGCACGTCGCCGAAGGCCGCCCTGGCCGAGGCCAGCGAGACCGACTCGCCACGCGCCTTCGCCAGCTTGAGCGCGACCATCTCCTCCTCGAGGAGCTGGCGGCGTTCGGCGATCGAAAGGCCGACCGCCTCTTCGGCGTTCCCGCTCAGCCCAAGGTCGAGCCCGAGCTGGTTGATCTCCTCGGCGCGCCGGCGGGCCGCCTCCATCCTCGCCTCTTCGCGGGCCTTGAAGGCGTTCGCCGCTTCGACCAGGTCGATCTCGTAGGCGTCGCCGTTCGACCCGCGCTTGATGATCCAAGGCTGGTCGGGCTCGGCGGCAATCCACTTGCGGAGCGTCGGCTCGCTCGCCAGCCCCGTCGCGGCCAGGTCGGCAAGGTTACCCCTCACCGCCGCAACCCGTTGAACCGAAACCGAAAGAACAACAGCAAGCCCGGGAAAATTCCGACCCAATCGCACGCATCGCGCCTTCGGCCCCCGCATACGGTGGACGGCTGGGAAGGACCCGCGAGGCCCTGCGGCGGACGGCGGCGAGGCCTTGGCCCCGCCGCCTCGCCGTCAGCTGCGCATCTCCGCTCTCCGTCATCGGGTGGACCTTCGGGGCAAACGCCCGCGACCAGTGTGACAAGAAATGGACCGGATCGACCCCGGAGACCAAGGGGGAATATTTTCGCTTCATTCCATTACGGGGCTTGACGGCCTACGACCGCAGTTTTTCGCCATTCTCAGACGCTCGACCTGCGCTACGACCGCCTTCGGATAGCGCACGCGCATGCCTTTCGGGGCGTAATCGCTGCCCGACATGAAGTTCAGCACGTTGGCGATGAAGCGGATCGCCTGGCTGTATCGGTACTGGACCGCCGCCCCGCTCAGCCCGGGCTCGCCGAGCCGCTCTCGCATCGCCGACCAGCCGGGATGGCGACGCCCCTTGGCGAGATCGACCAGCCCAGCTACGAGCGCCCGACGCTTCCCGTCGTCCTCCAGCCATCCGAGCCAACCGGTCGCCTCCTCCATCCGGTCGATCTCGGCAGGCGATGGCGCGCCATCGCGAAGCCGCTTCGGGTCCCGCGCATCCCAGTCCCACCATTCCTTGCGGATGAGATGCCACGGCCCGTCGCCGGCGAAGGGCCAGCGCCCCTCCGGCCGCCGCCACCACCGCACGGCATCGACAAGCCGCGCCTCGACGGCATCGTAGGTCATGAAAGTCCCGTCCTCCCTGTCTTGGGAGGATGCTTTGGGAGGATAGAATTCAGTCATATCAAAGGCTTTCATATTGCCAGGGATGATGGGAGCGAGATAGCAGGTCCGTATCGCGCGCGCATGCCCGCGCATATATATGCAGAAATGGTCCCCGATTTGCCTCCCAAGCTCCCACATCCTCCCAGAATGGCGGAAAACCGCCACTCCCGAGCCATCGCAATCCTCCCGTCTGCGGGAGCTTGGGAGGATCAGGACCAAGGTATTCCATCGTCGTCCTCATGTTCCAGGGGTGCGGGGCCACGCTCGGCGACAGGGGGCGGTAACCCATGCGCGACCATTGTCGCCGCCTCGCCGGCGAACGTCTTCGGCTCCGGCAGGTCGTCGTCGATCGGCCGAACGATCTTGCCGTCCATGTCGAGGACGCAGAAGTCGGTCGCCTCGTAGCGAAGGGCGACATTCTCCCATCGATTCGTGCTCGACTTGGCGCTCGCGAACCCGCGCTGCTTCAGCTTCGTGCCGAGATACTTTTCCGACCACGGCTTCCCCGAGGCCGGGAGCAGCCCCGCCCACGTCTGCCAGGCGGCGAAGACGCGGTGGAACGGCCGGGCGCCGACCCTCTCGCCCGGCACCCGCGCAACGCAAAGCGTGACGAACAGACCGAGTTGGTCGTTCTCCTGCTGATATTCGCGCGTCGCCTCGACGATCGCCGAGGGCTTAGGCAGCCCGTTATCGAGATAGGAAAGCGCGCCCGTGACCATCCGGTTGAGGATGCCACTTCGCTCGACCTTCAGCTTGTCCTTCAGCTGCAAATCGGCCTCGGAATCGGGGATGATCACCGTCCACGGCACCACTTGGACGCGGCGCTGGATGCCGTGATCGGTGCCGATCTTCGGCAGATTGTTCGCCATGATCGTGTTGGTGAAGGTGATGCGCAGCTCGAACGGCGCCTTCATCAGCTCGCGCACGCCGCCCTTAGGCTCGTCGCTGGTCAGGGCCTTGACCAGGCCGTCCGAGAATTTCGACCCTTCTTCCGGCTCGTTCGCATAGACCATGCGCCGCCCGGCGAGCGCGGCGAGGTCGGGCGATGCGTCCGAGCCCTTCTTGTAGCGCCCTTGGTCGATGAAGGTCTCGATGCCCGCCGCCCAGGCATAGTCGCCAAGAACGCCAGCCACGGTGTTGACCCACACCCCCTTGCCGTTCGATCCCTCGCCGTAGAACAAGGCGAATTTCTGCGCGTCGGCGAGGCCGAGCGCGTTGTAGCCCGCCCACACGTCGAGGAAGCTGCGCATATCGGGATCCGGCTGCACGCGCTCGAGGAAGGCGTCGAACTTGGGGCATGCGCTGGCCGGGTCGTGCTCGACGTCGGCCAGCTTCGTCATCCTGTCCTCGCGGCGATGTTCGCGGCGCGACACGGCCGCGCCATAGCCCTCATCGGGGCGGAGAAATACGAGGGTTCCGTTCAGCACGTTGAGCTTCAGCGGATCCGTGTCGAAATCCTCGGTCCGGGCCGAACAGCGCGCCCCGGCCATGTCCGGCCGGCCAAGGCAGCCGATATGGCCCGAGCTCTCCGACGTCCGCCCCCATGCGGCCAGCTTGTCGGAATAGAGCAGTATCTCGCCGTTCGACTTGACCTGCACGATCGAATCGAGTCGCTCGCCGCCATGGTCGGGCACCTGCCGCGCCACAGCCTGCTGGCGGTGCCAGGCCTTGATCTTTGCCTTTCGTTCGTCGGTCGATTCGTCGCCGTCTTCCGACATCAGCCGGCTGAGCGCGTCGCGGTCGGGAAACGGAACCCCGCTCCGGCGGACGAAATCCGCTTCCTCCTGGATCGCGCGCGCGGTCGCCTGCGCGGCCCGACTGAGCAGCGGCTGGGCCATATCGCGGTCCCATCGGCGCCCGTCCCACGCCAGCCACCCCCATGCCTCGACATAGAGGAAGTCGCGGCCGAACCGCTCCAGCAAGCGCTCCAGATTGCCGAGATCGGTCAGCGGCCGGAACGCACAATGCCGCGTCAGCTGTTCGCCCTCGCTCTCCCCGGACCCTTCATTGATGCCTGTGCGACTACTAACTCCCAAATGGGAGGATAGCTTACCTTGGTCGTTTTTTTGGGGTGCGGGGAGGGATAAAGAGGCGCCGAGCGATCGCGGTGGCGCTCGCTCAGCCCATCGTCGCGCATTCTGCTCGACGTCGCTGAGGTCGCGCGGGCTTGCCATGCCGGCGTCGAGGCCGTTGTCGACGGCCTCCTGGTTCTTCGCCGGGTCGTTGAAGCCCGCGCAGGCTTGGTGGAGCGCGGCTCGCGCGAAGCTCTCGCCCAAGGCGCCGGCGCCAACCAACTGGCCGATGACGAAGCCCGAGGCGTTCGCCTGGTTGTTGCGCGCTCCCAGCGGCGCCTTGCCGAGCGTCTCGCATTCGCGCTCGAGCGCGCTCATCGCATAGCGGCGCTTCGCCGCCGCCACCGGATCGTCGCCTTGGCCGCCTCCCAACGATGCGCCAGGGGACGAGGAAGAAGGCACGGACGCGGCCTGGTCGGCCGCGGCGTCTTCGCCTGACGGCGCGGGGACGGCCTTGGGTTCCTTGCGCTTCGGCGCCCTCAGCTCGGAGACCAGCGACGGCGGCGCCTCTGCGATCGCCACGTCGGCGGCGCCGTGCAGCCAGCGGTAGCGCCGGCCGTCCTCCATCACGCTCGGCGGCGCGATCACATAGCCGCCGACCCCGCGCACGTCGACGTGGAGCGGCAAATTGCCCCGATTCCGGATCGGAGTCCCGCCGTCGTCGGGCCACAGGAAATAGAGGTGGACGCCGCCAGAGGGCGTGCGCGCCGCCAGCGTCGCCGGCAGCGCGCAGCCGATCTGCGCCTCGAGCTCGGCCTTGAGCCGCTCCAGCGTCCATTCCTCGCCGGTCTCGGCATCGTGGCGCGGGTCGAAATCGACGACGAACAGGCGTTCATGGCCGGTGGCGAGGCCGACCATCGCCATCGGCCAGCGCTTCCACCAGGTGCGGATCTCCTGCCCGTGAAGCGAGGCGCGCGACACGCCGCCCGTCCCCTTGATCTTCGCTCCCGTCTTGGGGTCCTTGGCGGCCGCGAGCAGGGGCTGCTTGTTCGTCATGTTGCAGGGAAAGACCGGCCAGCCGCGGGCGGCGAACGCCAGCGCGGCCTCGAGCATCGGGGACGGCTCACCCGAAGGCGCCCTCGCGCGGGTCATACGACGCCCCGATTCTCGTCGCTCACCGTGAAGCTGGCGCTCTTCTCGGCGTGGAACGGGCAGCAGCCCTTATGCTCCCGCCCGGCCCTGGTCAGCTTGACCGTCCGGCCGATCAGGGCCGACAACGCCGTCCGCTCGCGCAGCTGGTCGAGGAAGGCCGCCGAAAGGGTCATGCTGGCACCTCGGGCAGGGCTGCGGACCAGCGTTGCTTCGGCCTTTCCTCGATCGCTCGATGACGCCGCCGGCGGGAAGGCGAATCCCAGCGCTCGACGCGCACCCGCGCCTCCAGGACGAAGCCCGCGGCGCGCATCGATATGCCGCTCTCCTCGACCAGCGTGTAAGTGACGAGGCGCGTGCCGCCCATCTGCTGCCAGACCCGCTTCGCCCGCGACGCGAGCTTCGAGCAGGCGCCCTTGGGGGCTCCGGGACACACACAGCAGCGCAGCAACTCCGCCGAGCCCTCCTGCTGGAGCATCCGGGCGACTGGGCGGCCGACGATTGCGGCGCCGATCAGCTGGCCGCCAAGATCGAGTCCGATCGCGAACTTGCCGCCGTCGTTGCTCGTGCGGGCGCTATGGCGATGATGACGCTCGACGAAATCGTTCGCCTCGCGGAGCGTCAGCGGCACGATCCGCATCCGGGGGTTCGCCATCACCGCCCCCTTTGCGGGCGAGCGGCGCGGCGGAGCGGGGGCTTGACCAGGCCGAGCGCGAGGGCGCGGGCGGTCAGCTCGAAATTGTTGCGCGCGCCCATCCGCCGCCGCGCCCTGGCGAGGCCCTCCTGGACCGCCGACGCTCCGATTCCGAGCGCGTCGGCGATCTCGGCCGTCGCCAGGCCCGACACGGCGAGGTCGAGCACCTGGCGCTGGCCGCGGGTGAGCAGGGCGCGCGGCCTCATTCGACCAGCCCGGCGCGAAATGAGGAAGCGAGGCCGCGCAGCGCCGCGAGCAAGGGCCCGCGGATCTCTGGCGGGTGGCGGAGGCGGTTGGGCCCGAACGGCAGGCCCTTCTCGACCGCATCGGCATATTGGTCGACGAACGCCGCCGCCTCGAGGTCGCGCTCGGCGCGGATCAGATCGCGCCCGGCTGGTTGCCGGCCTGCGGCCGGCAGCCTCAGCCCCAGCGCCGCTTCCTCGGCGGCACAATGACCGCCGCCGAGG